CGTCTGACACTGCGCAATGGTCAGCTCCGCAACCTTCTTGACTGTCAGCGTGTGCTCCGCCATATCCCATGCAGCTTGCAGTCCGAATTGCTGAACCGGTCCCTGCCACTCGCAACCATCGAAGTTGCAAGTCGCCCGGAATTTTCCTACTCCGGACACCGTCACGTCATCGTGGTAGTGCAGGTCCGGTGCGGGGTTTCCCTTGGCGTCCACGTTGCCCTGGGATGTCAGCCGGGGACCGCCGCATGCCCGGCAGCTGCGGAGCGCGTGGCCGGGCATGGCCTCCAGGCGGGTGCTGGTGCGGAGGTTGGAGTACCCGATCACGGCGACGTCGTAGCTGCCATCTGCGATGGCAGCTAACGTCTTCCGCCGCTGCGTCGGGGTCCCGGTGATCTCCGTGACCCGCAGCTCCGGCGCGAACTTCTCCACACCCTGCACCCATCCGGTCTTCATGACCGACTCTGGGCAGATCACCAGGACTGGGCCCTTCTCGGTGAGCTTTCCCTCTTGCAGGGCACGGATCAGGGTGCCGGTCTTCCCGGCCCCGGTCTGGTCCAGCAGAGCGCGTCCTGTGGTCTCCGTGGAGTGCAGTAGCCAGTTGGCCCCGGTGATCTGGTGCGGATAGTAGGAGAATCCCTCCTCCTTCTCCAGCTTCGCCCCCAGCTCGGTGGAGAGTTCACGGAGTTCCTTCCACTCCTGCTGGTTGCGCCGGTACCAGGTCAGCACCTCTTCGTCCGGGGACAGTGTGAACCCGTACTTGCTGGCTACGGCACCGAGCGCGAGCGCGGCGGGCCATGCCCTCGGTACCGTGCACGTCCGGGCGTGGGTGGCCCACTTGTAGCCAGGGATCTCCTTGATCACATCGTGATAGGTAGGTGGTACGTCCACCGCGATATGTCCAGCTAGCCGCCGATCCAAGCCGTCCGGAACGAACGACAAACCCATCTTCATCATGTCTTCCATCCATTCCAGACGTTGGCCGTCCAGTGCAGTGCGTGGCGGAGAGCCATCAACGCGTGGCCGTGACCACCCTTGCCGACTCCAGCGTCCCGGTAGGGAGCGATCTTGCTGTCCGTGCCCCATTGGCTTGCGTCTGAGGCTCGGGTCTTGTTGTAGAAATGCTCGGGACGCCAGATGTACTCCAGCGTGCCGATGATGTAGATGACATCCGGCTGCCAGGTTTTGTTGAAATCCGCCGGATAGTAGTACTCACAGATGCACTCTTCTACACCATTGTCGTGCATCTGCTGCGCCATGTCAAGGAACTCCAGACGTTCCGGGATCTCCCACCAGTCCAGCACCTTGATCTCGAATCGGCCAACCGGCTCGAATAGCACAGCACCTGTGGCACCACCCTTGCCTTGAACTTCCCGGCGGGTGGTCCGACTGGTCCCTCCGGGGTCCACACTGAGGACCCTCATGGTCTTCCTGCCATGAGATTCCGAACTTGTGGCACAAGATCTTCCAGACTTCCATCGTTATGAACAGAGTGATCTTCCTGAATCTGATCCAGTTCGGTCTCACTGGAGTGCTGATCCCCGACATCGGTGCCCGGCCGGAAGACCCGCCACACTTCACCACCCAGCTCCCGGACGAACGCAGCTTCGTTCAGGAACCGAAGATCCGAGACACAGACGTCATATCCCTGTTCCAGCAGCACCTTTGTGCGCTTGTACCAGGTCTCCGGCCAGATGTTCTGTCCGAAGATGTTGCGCCCGGCTTCCGTCCCACCGATCTGCAAGAGTCGCCGCACCTCTGGGTACCGCTCCTTGGCATCGTCCCAGCCAATCTCCGTGATGATCTCCTGCAACCGGATCAGTTCAGTGTAGGGCTGGACGTTTCCGACACCGTTGGAAACATCAAGACTGTTCCGGGCTACAGCTGCCACAACTGGGTTGAGGATGTACATCTGCTCCTTCAGAGCGTCTGCCATCCCGGTGATCTTGAACCCGTCCACGTCTTGCAGCACATTGCACACAGCATTCTTGCCGGAGTTTTTGTACCCGGTGACTGCGATCAGCATTACTTCAGCTCCGCCCAGTTGTTCCCGATGTTTGCCTTGGCGCGGATCGCCACGCCGTGCTCAGCCGGATCGATCTGGCTGTTCATGATCTCTTCGATCTCCATGGCTGCGTCCTTCGCATCTTCACGAGGCACGGAGAAGATCAGCTCATCGTGCACCGCCAGCCGCAGTGCATCCCCGAGACCTGCTGCCTTGCAGCCGATCGCGGCGTCTTTCAGGATGGTCGCGGCCCAGCCCTGACCACACCAGTTCGGCAGCACCCGCTTGTCCTTCCACTCCCGCACCCGGAACCTGCGTCCGTTCGGGGTCCACGCCTCGAAGATGCCGTCAGCGGTCTTGGTGACCATGGACTGTCCGGCGTCCTTGAAGCTGGGGTACCGTTCCTTCAACGCGTTGATAGTCGGCTGCACCTGCTCCAGAGGAAGACCTGCGGTCTCCGCGATGGTCATGTCCCCGCCCGCGTAGATGGTGGCGTACGCGGTGTTCTTGATCGGTCCGCGCCGGGGGTCGGACTTCTGGAAGCCCGGCTCGTTGTAGAGGTCCCTGGCCATCAGCACGAAGAAGTCCTGACCGGTACGGTCGGACTCGTTGAACATGTCCTTCAACAACTGGTCGTTATTCATGATCGCCCAGGTGCGCATCTCGATCTGTCCAAAGTCCGCACCGATCAGCACATGTCCCGGGTTGTCCGGGATGAACGCCCGGCGGGCGGTGTGATCGTTGGCGGGCATCTGCTGCAGCGGCGGGTTGGACACCGACATGCGGGAGGTCTTCGCAGCCATGGACCAGATGCTGGGGTGGATGACGTTGGGAGACATCTCTCCGCCGATCAGCCCGAAGATCTTCTCCAGGTAGTCCTTCCGCATCCGCTGCACGAACATGTACTTCAGCCGCAGCTCCGCTAATGGATGCTTGTGCTGGGCCTGGATCAGCTGCTTCTTGTCCACGGAGATCTGACCGCCTTCGGTCAGCCTCTTCTCGTCCAGCACCCCGGCATCGTGCAGGATGCGAAGCACTTCGGTGCGCTTGTTAGGATCACCCCACCCAGCGGCCATGGACTTCTGCAGCAGCTGGTCCTCTTCCTCCGCAAGCTGCATGATCTTCTCTGCCAGGTACTCCCCGTCCACCATCATCCCGGTGCGGGACATCTGGTTGGTGATAATGGATGTCGCGATCTCCATGTCGTGGTGGGCAGCGAACTGCTTGCGCCAAGGTTCCCAGAGTTCGTACAGCATGGAGGTTCCGACGACGTCCACCACGCCGTACATCGGGTAGGGCTTCCACCCCATCGGGATGTCGGTCCACGTCCACCCGGCATTCTTCATGCCGGTGTGCAGGATGTTCTCCCCGATGCTGGCCCACGGGCCGAACTCTCTGCGCATCAACGTCTTCAGTTTGCGGGACTCCCCGGCGAAGCCACCGATGCCTGCGGTGATCTGGGTGTCGTGCATGCAGGTGGGGTCGATGATGATGTCCTCCTGCCGGAGGGCTTGCGCGTCGTAGCCGAACCCGTTGTGCCAGACGTGGGTGGTGCGTGATTGGGAGATCCAGTCGAACGATCCCTTGACCAGACCCTTCCACTCCTGAAAGGGGATAGCCCAACCACCCTGTGCATCACCGAACTGCATCATCCGGACGTGGAACCCGGGCCGGAAGATCTCCAGCTCGTGCCCACCGGGGTTGGACCCGGTCTCGATGTCGCAGGCCACGTAGCCCTTCGGGCGGTGAGTGAGCCAATCCCAGAACTTCGAGACCTTGTCAGGATGGTCGAGCACCCTGATGTTCATCTTGGGGACTTCCATTACTGCGCAACCTTTCTCGGAAGACAAAACAGCCCGCTCCTGCCGGAGCAAGAGCGGGCTGCGCCGCAGGGACCGGACTCAGGAGTCCGAGGAGGTTCCCCAGGGATCGTCCGTATCCGTTGTCGGCGTCCCGGCCGGTGCGCCGACCGTTTCCAGCTGCGAAGTGGGCTCCGCCCCGTTGTCACCGTCGTCCACGTACTTCGGCAGCTTGTTCTGCACCGGGGTCTGTGCAGCCGCCGCCGCGCCGCCGTCCGTGACCGGGCCGCTGCCGTCCAGGTTCGGGTTGACGATCAGCTTCCCGAGCTGGGTCCGCGCCCGCTCTTCCTCCTGGTAAGTCTCGTGCTTGATCTTGGCGGTGAGCTGCGCGCCGACCGTCTTGGCCGCGATGGTCTTCTGCGTCCATCCGTTGTCCCGAACCATGCCGGAGGTGATGCCCACCGACTTCAGCTGCCGCCAGAAGAACTCGATCCCGGACTGCTTCTGGGTCGAGTAGTAGATGCTGTGGACCAGGGACTTGCCACGGTACGGGCCGTCGATGATCTCCATCTGGAGGTTGATGCTGGGGTTGCCGTTGGACGAGACACCCGTGGTCGCACCCTTCACGACGAAGTTGTACGTGTCCTCCGGCAGCAGCGCGCTGCCGGTCTGGATGTCGTCCATGTTCGCGAGTTCACCCGCGAAGTCGAAATCGCTGTCTTCGTTCGCCATTACTTCAGTACTCCTTGCTCAACTGGGATCGCCGGAGGCACGGTCGTGTCCGGCGTTGGTACTGGCTTGGACATGGTGCCCAAGCTCATTGCGAAAGCAGCCCGGATCAGGGCACGAACGGTGGTGTTCGCCTTGCTGATCTCCTCCAGGCTTTCCCCGGCGATGACGTCCAGCTCCAGAGGGTTGGGGACCCTACCGGAAATCCGACTGCCTGCCGTGAATCTCACGCCCGCGTTGTTGGACGGTTCGGTATACAACTCGCGGATGGTGACCCACCCGCCCCTGTTCACTTCCCTTTTGATCAGGAAAGCGTTGACGTCAAACAGGTATGGGAGCACGGACTTCATCTGTCCTTGCAGATACGGCTCCCATTCCTTGGTGTCGTCGTTGAACTTCGACATCGATGTCACCACGACCGATGCGAACGGACGCTCGGGATGCTTGGTGAGATCCCGGACGTCGTTACAGAGACTGCGCATGTACCGCAGGGCGGTGCCCCAGTCCTGCAGCTTGACCTGTTCCAGCCCTGCGATCTTTTCGATGCACTTGTTCTGCAGTTCCGAGATCGAGTCCAGGGAAAGGCTTTTGAACGGGTGCGGGCGGGATTGGAGGGCCTTGATAGTGGTCGTCGCGTCATCCCAGGTATTGATGTTGACGACGGCGGTGTCCCAGGTTCCGTCCTCTACCGGAGGAGGGGTGCGGGGGTCCCAGTACACCGCGTTGATGGGCAGCAGGTGAGCCGCTGATTCGACGTCCATCAGCAGACGTGGAGCCATACCACTGACCCCGATCATTGACTTACCGGCTTTGCTCTTCCCGTGCACGAGGATGGAAAGAGACCTGCGGAGTTTCTGTGGCGAAGCCACGGAGGTGAACCTTCTTTCACTGGCGGTAACTGGATACTCACGCTCAGTGGGGTCTACATACGCTCCCTCCTTTCGCAGGGGAAGCAGAGCCGCAGCTCCGGGGTGAAGGGTGTGGGTGAAGGGTGAAGTTGAGTAGACTTACAATACTACAGGATCGGACGCCGGAAACCTAACGCTTCGAGGGTGTTGTTCGGGTCCTCATCGTAACGCTGCAGCGGGTTCCCGACAGCATAGAGATTCCCCAGCATCCGGTCTGCACCTCCGATGTTGCCGTCCTGCATCTCCTGGCACGGCAGCCGGAACGGGCAGGTCTTGCACGCCCAACTGGGATGGTAGGGAGCGACGTCCAAGTGGTCCGCGCCGCGTTCCAGCTTCTCCACGATGGACGCCACCTGGGAGACCTCAGCGGTGATGTTCCGCTCCGCAGCTGCGAGCTTGGCATCGGAGTACGAGATCTCCAAGCGGTCGTAGAACGGTGCCTTGGAGCGTGGCCCGCGCAGCACCTTGCGGAGCTGGGTGAATACCCCGCCCGCGACCCACTGGCCGGTCCACTGGCGGCGGCACAGGATGACATACAACGGCAGCTGGGACTCGGACAGCTTGGTCTGGATGGAGTCCTCGGTCAAGGAACTGGTGGTCTTGTAGTCGTCCACGAACAGTGCACCATCCGAGTTGCGCTGCTCCAGCAGGTCCAGCTTGCCGCGCAGCTGGACATCGATCTCCTGACCGTCGTCCAGACGGATGGTGAGGACGGTGGACAGCTTGGTCTCGATCCCGACCACGGTCCATGCGGAGTAGATGCCCTGCTCTTCCAGCCACTCATCGAATCCTTCGAGCATGATCTGACCCATGGCCGACTCCTTGTCCAGGCCATCATCCCAACCGGTCTGCTCCGCGATCTCGAACTCGCGGTCCATCAGTCGCTTCCAGATGTTGGCCGGGGGGATTCGCCACCCGGATTCTCCCCACAGCTGCAGGGCGAGGTGGACACGGGATCCGAACGGAAGGGCACCTGTGCGCTTCTCAACGATCGGTTGGAGTCCGAGATGCTGGCCGAGGTATCCCAGGCGCGGGCACAGACTCCATTGCTTCAGGGACGAGTAGGAGACTTGTTCGAGTGGCATGTCCCTACCTAACCATGTTGTTGACTCAGTACGCAATACTCTGGCATGATCTGGATATGCCCACATACCGCAAGAAGCCCGTAGAGATCGAAGCCCGCCAACTCAACAAGGGGGAGGATGCGCTGTCCATCGCTGCTTGGTGTGGAGGTATCACTGAGTACTCCGGAGTCGCGATCCCCACTCTGGAGGGCACCATGCTCGCCGCGTGGGGGGACTACGTGATCAAAGGGGTCCAAGGAGAATTTTATCCATGCAAACCGGGTATCTTCCAGGCCACCTATGACGAGGTAACCGACTGATGCCTCTCTTCGTCTACCCCAACCCCAACATGCCGGAGTACTGCATCATCAGTGACAATCCGGTGTTCGGTGTCTTCAACACCGATGACGAAGGTGCTGATGAGCAAGCAGTAGCTTCTCCTTGGGAAGAGATTCCCTTTCTCATCACTGACCTGCGCCGGGCGTACAACACCTGGAAGCAGAAGCATGAACAGTCTGACGCGGACGGTGTTGTAGCCTCCGTGCTGCTCCAGAACGCCGTGGCAGAAGCCCCGGGCGACTTCAGCTGAAATGCCTTGCTCGAAGGGGATGACAGGGTGTAAAGCATCCTGTCTCCATAAACGGTTCGTCAACGAGCACCGGGATGAGATGTCTGAATGGTTGGTTGCTCGGGACAATGGCGGACTGGGTTACAAGACGGAGACGGCGGAGTGGGAGATAGAGAACCCTGCTCCGCGTCTGAAGGACAAGA